TGGACGCAAAGAGGACTTTGATACGTTCATTAACAATGGCGTAGACCCCATTTTCTGGAATGACCAAGAGCGCTTGCGAGTTGACAAGGCATTTGAGGATCTAGTAATATTAGAAGGTAATGATGAAGAAGTGTTCTAAGTGTAAACAGCCAGGATCATTTTACAAGGATAAGAACGCCTCTGGTGGTTTTAGATCAATTTGCAAGACCTGTGATAAAGCTAAAGCTAGTCGTTGGAATAAGGCAAATTCAGAACGTCATACTGAGCATGAGAAGAGCTATAGAGAATCCAATCGAGACCAGATGAGATTAAATAAGAAGAACTATGTTTCCAGCAATCCTAGATCTGTTAAAAACAGTGGATTAAAATTTAACTATGGCATTGATATAAATCAATATGATCTTATGAAATCTCAACAAAACAATTGCTGTGCTATTTGTTTTAAAAACGAAGATGAACTGCCTAGAGATCTATGTGTAGATCATTGTCATAAAACCGGTAAAATAAGAAAACTATTGTGTGCTAGATGTAATTCTGCATTAGGGTTTATAGATGATAATGTTGACTTTGCAAATCGCTTACATGAATATTTAAAGGAACACAATGGCTAGAGTTCTTTTTATTGGAGACATGCATCTTAAAATTAATCGCTTTGATTTAGCCAAACAATTTCTTACTTGGATAAATCAGGTAATAATTGATCAAAAACCTGACATAATTGTTAACTTAGGTGATACCTTCGATACACACGCAGTTGTTCGATCTGAGGTAATGACAGAATTCATGTTACATGTTGATAAAGCGATTAAAATTGCGCCCTATATATATGTGGTTGGCAACCATTGCTCATATAAACCCAACGACAACAAGTACCACGCACTTAAGCATCTTAAAGGTAAGATTAAGGAGTTCACCATAGTGGATGAACTTATTAACTTACACGGGATGACTTTCGTACCTTATGTCCACAACCCCGAAGAATTCCCCAAACAAACACTCCCGATCTGTGTCGCGCACCAAACCTTCAAAGGCGCAGATTTCGGAGACATTACCACGAAAGATGGCGTCGATGCGAGCAGCGTTGCTGGTGCAGAGATCATCATCTCAGGACACATCCACAAGCGCCAGAGGTTGGACAGTGGCAAACGCGGAGGACCAGAGGTCATTTATATTGGTAGCCCGTTTTCTCAGAGTGCTTCAGACATTAATCAAATTAAAGGTGTAAGCATCTTCGATACGGACACGTATGGCGAAGAGTTTATAGCGTGTCCGCTTCCGATGTGGCGCGGTGTCAAATATGAACTTTCTCCTTCATTCTCAGTTGCCGACGTACATGAAGACTTAATGCAGACCTTAAATGACGTTGATCATTGGGTCGTAGAGATTACAGGACCAAAAGCAGAACTGCTTGGTTATCTTGGATCTAAAAAAGGGAAAAGTTTAACAACAGGTCGTGACGTGAAAGTCAAGCCCGTATTTACAGACAAAGAGAAGCGTCAGATTCGTATCGAAGCTTTGTCACTATCTCATATTGTGAACGAATATATAGATAAAGTCTACAGTGGATCGATTGACAAAGATGAATTAAAGAAAATAGCTAAAGAAGTTCAAGGTGATAATGGGCAACTATTCGGAATATAAAGCTGCCTATTATCAAAGAAATAAGCAAAGACTGAATGAGAAAAATAGTCTCTGGGCGCACAATAATAAAGAAAAATCTGAAGTCATAAAAAGAAAATATCGCAATAAAAATAAAGCTGAGAAAGTTAAGTTAGATGCTTTATGGTATGACGAAAATCGCGATCATAAAAGTAATTATAGTAAGCTCTATAAGGTTAATAATAGAACTAAAATAAATGCTATTGCCGCTAAAAGAAGGGCAGCTTTATTAAATGCAACCCCATTGTGGTTGACCGAGCAACACAATAAAGACATAGAAGAGTTTTATATTTTGGCACAAGAGTTAGCGTGGCTAAACCAAGACGGTCAACCATTTCACGTTGATCATATTATACCACTTCAAGGTGTTAACTGTTCTGGCTTACATGTGCCTTGGAACCTTCAATTACTTCATCCTAGTATAAATCTGAGCAAGAAGAACAAAATATAAGCTTCTCCGCTCTGGTATAATGAAGTCAGGTGGAGAACACCCTTAGGAGTTAGTATGGATAACAAAGAAGTAAACTTGGAGGAGTATGTCGACCAGCGTCGCTGGCTATTGAACAACGGCTTGATTACTGACGATATCAAAAACCAACTGTTTCTTTGTGGATCTATCGTTCACAAGGAAGTGCAAGCTGTTGAGCTTGATCTGGATCTAACTGGCGACAATAAGGTCGTTCATTATAAGATTTATGTCGAAGCAAAACTTCTTAAAAAGATTGCACAATACGAGGTTCTCTCCAAGTCCACCACCCTGTTTGGGATGTGGCGCTTTAAGAGACTCCTCAAGAAAGAGGGAGCTCTAGACTTCAGACAGATCCTTAACACCTTTGTTAAAGACTACTGCGGCCCAAAATGGAGCGTTACCGTACAAACCGTGGACTTCAACAGCTATGTAGAAGGACTCGGAGATAAAAGTGAAACCGACGGCAGAAGTCAGCAATCTAATCAATTGCCTGACTAACAACGAAGACGCGCGTCAAGATTTATGGGTCCACTATCTCAGTGGAACCCCCGTTGAATCGCTAAGTGCCCGCTTGACAGAAACTCAAGTGGAATACTCCGATGATCTAGAGCTGCGCAAAGCAGTATGGGCTTTGGTCCAGACCCCTCTCTCCGACGAAATGTCCAATTTCCTACACACCAACTTTACAGACTATGAACGCTCAGTAATTTGTCTTTTAGCACTCGGATTAGACGCAGGTCAAATTTCTGTTATAAAAGGTATCAGTGAGGTACGTATTAGGCAGTCTATAGCAACTATCAGGTATAATAAGGTTTGGAATGAATACCGCCAAACCGTGCATAAAGTGCAATCAACTAAAAAGTAGTGCAGATTTTGATAAAGGTCGAAATCAGTGCAAAACTTGTCGTAAAGACTATTTAAAGTCTTATTACTCTTCATATTATGAAGATAACAAAGAGTTATTGCTTTCTGCTATGTCTTCTTATAAAGATAATAATAGGGTCAAAATTAGAGTTAAACAGTCTGCACGCTCTAAAAATAGACGTATGTCAGATCCGCAATATAAATTAGCTAGTAATCTTCGTTCTAGATTAAGTCATGCGCTTAAGAATGGTCAAAAAGTAGGTTCTGCTATATCGGATTTAGGTTGTTCAATTGAAGAGCTGAAGAAGCATATAGAAAATCAATTTATTTCAGATATGTCATGGTCGAATTATGGTAAATGGCATATTGATCACATTAAGCCCTTAAGTTCATTTGATTTAACGAACCCAGAAGAACTAAAAAGTGCTTGTTATTACACCAATCTTCAGCCAATGTGGGCTGAAGATAATTGGTCTAAAGGTTCAAAATGGCGTTAAAGAAGAACCTGACAGACGATGAAAAGTACGGTTTAAGCGAAGAAGAGATCAAACTCGCTACAAAGTATCTTCGTAAGAACAAAACAGCTGGGGCCCTAGCCGATCTAGAGGCTGCCAAGTTGTATGAACTGTTCCTCTTGGGTGACTCGATCCCCAAGATCGCGCAACAGTACCCAAATTACCCAGTTTCTCAAATTGCACTTACCGCAGCTCTTCGTGGCTGGGCAAAAGACCGCGACAAGATGCAACACACCCTCCAAGACAGGGTTCGCGCTAAAGTGGTTAAATCGGTCCTAGACCAGGTTGACTTCTTGACCTCAATGATGGCCGTAGCTAATACGGAACACTTAGAGGCCATGATGCGTTATGTTCATGATCCTATTAACAATCCCAAGCCTGCTATGCGAGTTACGAGTATCAAAGAATACAAGGATGTCGCTGAGACACTTTATAAGATCGTAGCTGGCGCAACTGGTGGTGGAACTGGTAAGGGCAAAGAAAAATCTCCAATGTTTGAGGCACTAACTGCTCCCCAAAATAGGGAAGAAGTTGAAGTTGAAGAGGAGTTTGACATCACTAAGATGGCTGACGCCCTTCCAAAGGCTTCCGGTAAAGAATAATGGGAAGATCTAAAATTAACATTATTTGCAGTAAGTGCGAGAAGCAGGCCTGGACAAAAGGCTTATGTTCTGCTCATTATAAGCAAGAATATTATGTTAACAATAGGGATAAAGAAAGTACTTCTAGGTCTGAGTATAACAAATCAGTTCCTGAGAAGATGGCTGAAAGAAAGCGCAAGCGAGAACAAACTGATGTTTGTTATAAGCTTGCAAATCGTCTTCGTCATAGACTCAATAGTGCGATTAAGGGCGGCGGATCTATTGAGCATTTAGGTTGTACAGTAGAAGAATTTAAAGTACATTTAGAGAACATGTTTGAGCCAGGAATGAGTTGGAACAATCATACAACTTACGGTTGGCACATAGATCACATAATCCCTTTATCTAAGGTTGATCTAAAAAATGAAGCAGACTTAAAAAAGGTTTGTCATTATAAGAATTTGAGACCACTTTGGTGGGATCAAAACTTAGGAAGACGTTATGGCAAAGAAAGTTAAAAAGGTGATAACTCTAGAGCAGGAAAGAAAACTTCTGTTAAAGCCTTGCAAGACACCTGCAGAAGCAAAAGCGTGGATTAAGTACTTTCTTAACTTGGAACTTCCAGATGTCACTGTCTCTCGTTACTCCGACACCAATCCTTTTATGGTTATCTGGGAAGTGTACGACATCTGTGTTAATGGCAACAACCCAAATAAGATTAAAGAATTACTGTTCGTCGCTGGTCGGGGATCTGGAAAGACTCTCGGTATGGCGATTGCCGAGCTCATGGTGCTGATGCATAATCAGCGTGAAGTTGTTCACGTAGGTGCGATCCTTAACCAGGCTGAACGTTGTTACGCGTACCAGAAGAACTTCCTCTACAACCGCAAACTGAAGCCCCTGGTCTGTCCAGATGACATTCCCGAGGACAAACGGATCCTAGAGAAGGCCAACATGTCGAAGAGTCTCTTCAACATCGGGGGCGAGAAGATTACGCTTGAGGTTATTCCGTGTACGCTTAAAGCTTGTAACGGACCTCACGTTCCACTAGTTGTTGTCGATGAGATCGATACCGTTTCCGGTGAGGGCGTTAAAGCTTTCGCTGAGATCAACGGTATGCTTGACTCACGCCCGGGCAAGCCTGCGCTCCGCGTAGGTATCTCAACTCGTAAGACTCGTTACGGTTTGATGAATGCTCAGATTGAAAACGCAGAAGCTGAAGGACGTACTGTCCGCCGCTGGACTGCATTCGAGTTCGTAGAGCGTTGCACGGATGAAAGATCCGGAACAGATAAAATTCCACTCTTCGTTAACCAAGATGTCATGGAGGTCCTTACTGAAGAACAGTTCTTGAAAAAGGACCGTGTTAAACAAAAAGACTACACGATGTATGAGGGCTTTACTGGCTGTGCCACATGCCCTATCTTCTCTATCTGCTTGACGGATGCTAAGAAACAGACTTCCACATCACCAATGCTTAAGAATCTGGACGTCGATTTGATCCAGAAGGTTAAGACCGGTGGATCTGACTGGGCACTTGCTCAGCTCATGAATTTAAAGCCCTCAGTTGAAGGCATCATCTACCGTGAATTCGAAGAGAAGACTCACATCAAGGACTGGAACCAGATGTGGATGATTCTCACTGGTAAAGAGTTCCCAGGTGAGTGCACACACGATATCTTCGTTGCAAAGTGCCATGAGATGCACCTTCCGTGCTACGCCGGGATTGACTGGGGATATTCATCACCTAACACCGTCGTATTTTTCTTTATGGATAAGCGCGACAACGTCTTTATTGTGAAGACAGATGGTATGACCCAGATCTCGTCTCCAACTTGGATTCACCATATTAAGACTAAGTACCACAATAAGTACCGCGTCCAATTATATGTTCCTGACCAAGCGGATCAGGGCGCTATTCAGGAAATGCGTAAAGCTGGTCTGCCCGCACATAATGACGCGAAGAAACCCGAAATCATGACGGGTATCCAAGTCATTAAGAAGCTCTTAAAAGTTCCAGGCGGACAAGAAGCGAAACTCTTTATGGCACGAGACACTACGTCTCATATCCAATCTGAGTTCAGTCTTTATCACTATAAGCTAGATGCTGCAGGCGAACCTACAGATCAACCGGATACTGAGAACGATCACTGGTTAGATGCCTTGCGTTATCCGCTCAGCGTTCTCCTTGGTAAAGCTCAAATTATTCTTGGTGGCGGAATGGATCTAGAGACATCCGCAGACATTAGAGGCAATGATGGCACATATAGCAGAACACCCACTGCTGCAGAGTTTGCCACAACACAGGGAATCCCGTTTAGTCAGAACGAGCAAGACGCCTCTAAGATGGGTAAGATAGGAAAGAAGTCTGAACTGGACGATGATGGCGGCGACGACTCTGGAAGCAATTCAGGATTTCTTTGGTCTTTTTAGTGTTTATATGGTATTATTAAGTTATGAAGTTTTGCCCATCTTGCAATCAAGAAAAATCTAAGTTAGATTTCTATACAAATAAAAGAACACCTGATGGTGTCAGCTATACCTGCAAGTCTTGTATGTCCGCATATTCTAAACAGTATAGGGCCGACAATGAGGCTAGATTAGCACAATTAAAGAAAAACTGGTATGTCGAGAATAAGGAAGAAGCTCTTGCTTATGCTGCTGAATACTATCAGCAGAATAAAGAAGAAATAATTAAAAAAGTAGTTAATTATCGCTCTAAGAGATTAAAAACCGATGTAGAGTTTCGATTACAGAAAAACTTGCGGCATAGGTTGGGTAAGCTACTAAAACAGCAATCTTCGTCTATAGCTGTAACATTTCTAGGCTGTTCTTTAGAAGAGTTCAAACTTCATCTTGAGAGAAATTTTCAACCTGGTATGACTTGGGATAATTATGGGTCAAGAGGCTGGCATATAGATCATAAAATGCCCCTTTCGGCATTTAATCTTCAGAATGAAGAAGAAGTGAAGAAAGCTTGTCATTATAGCAATCTTCAGCCGCTCTGGTGGCAGGACAACCTTTCAAAGAGTAATAAGGTAGAATAGCTACATGGCATTATGGGACGACTGGATCAAAAAACAAATCAAGGGCGAAATTGACGAGCTGCTTAAAGCAGACGGCGTTTCTCTTCAAAATGAAACCCCTGCAACTGCACCTACTGGTATGGTTCAAGGTGCCTATACTGCGGACATTCTTCCGGATGGCAACACACTTCCAGATGGTTCTAAAGACATCGGTCGTAAGTCGCTGATCGATGACCCGTACTTCGACAACCTGACAACTCAGGTTAACTATAAACACAAGCTGTCGCGTCTTACTAACCGGATGCTTAAAGAAGTATCTATCCGTGACTGGTTGGTCTCATCGATCATCCAAGCCCGTGTTGATACCCTTTTGCGCTTCTCGCGTCCCGAGCACCGTCGCCATGAGATGGGTTTCCGCTTTGTTAAGAAAGACCATAACGCTGAGTACACTCAAGATGAGCTTGGCGAAATTGCAGCATTAGAAGACTTCATCTACCACTGCGGCCGTAAAGAAGGAACCCCTGTCGAAGATCGCATGATGTTCGGCGAATTCCTTAAGCTGATCGTGCGTGATGCTCTTACTTTCGGTCACGTTGCTATTGAAAAAGTTAAGACACGTAAGGGTGGATTGCACCGCTTCCGTCCATTGCCAGCTGAGTCCCTTTACCTGATCAACCGTCGCATGTCGAAGGAACAAGTAAAACAAGAAGACAAAGCTGCCAATAATACTTACCGCGTACCGGTAAGCGATAACGATCCTAAGCAGAACCAAGAGATCAATGATGTAATTCCTGAGTTCTATAAGTACGTACAGATGTCGTACAACATGCAGCCTATTGCTCACTTCGGTGAGGAAGATCTTATTTTTAAGAACTTTAATCCGCAAAACTTTGCAGATTCAAACGGTTATTGCTACTCTCCTTTGGAGTTGGCGATCATCAACATCACTAACCACTTGAACGTAGAGAATTACAATGCTAACTTCTTTACTCATGGTTATGCTGCACGAGGCGTTCTCCACTTAAAGGGAACTGTTACTCAGTCTCAGCTGATGAACTTCCGTCGTCAGTTCTATAACACCATCTCTGGTCAGCAGCACGCTTGGCGTACTCCGATCGTTGCTGGTCTTGATGAAGTTCAATGGGTACCAATGTCTGGTTCGGCGAAGGAGATGGAATACATCAACTTCAACAACCACTTAATGCGTATCGTTTGCGCTCAGTTCCAGATTGATCCAGTAGAGCTTGGTTTAGATTATCTCGTATCTGCTAATGGTAAATCACCTGCGCAGCAGTCGAACAACGAATACAAGATCACCTACTCTCGTGAGCGCGGTCTCTATCCGATCATGATGAACATCGAAGATCTCATTAACGGTGAGATCCTTCCTGGTGTTGACAAGGACCTGGCTAACAAGTACAAGTTCACATTTACTGGCTACACAGACGAGACTCCTCAGACTGAAATTGCACAAATGCAAGCTGAGATGACTGTTTGGAAGTCAATGAACGATCTTCTTATCCAGTCTCAAAAAGAGCGGTTGAAAACACCGGCCGGCGATCTTCCATTGAACCAGGCTTTCTGGGCCCTAGTCGAAAAGAATTACACTCGTGGTGAAATCCGTGAGATTTTCTTTGGAGACAAAGGTGCTGCAGAGCGTCGTGAGTTGCAATATATCCCTGGAGATCCAGCATTCATGTCTTGGCAGCAAACTATCCTGGCTATTGACTCTGCTAAAGAGCAAAAAGAACAGGCTGCACAACAACAGACTGCTGAGCAACAGCAACAAGCAATGCAAATGAAGTTGCAAGAGCAACAGCATGGTCATGCTGAAGCTGGACACAAGCGTGATCAAGAGAAGCATGAAATGGAGATGGAACAACTGAAGGCGCAAGCCGCAGCTGACGCCGTTCACCACGGCAACCCTCTCGCAGACGCTGCAAAGCAATTCGGAGCTTCGGGAAGTTCTAATATTGGTGGTAAAGTTACTGCCAACCCGATCAATAAGTTAGATGAGTGAGTTATATGTTTATAGAGGTCGCATGGTTTCATATAGAGACTATGCGGCCTACTGTCAAGTACTCCGGGTATTATTTCGTCTAGAGGTTATAGACGAACAAGTAGTACTTGATTCCGTTCTGGAGTTCATACCGTTCTTTGTATAATCTCTTCTGATGAGGAGATTTCAATGTCGTTAGTAATACTTGAAGGATTAGACCGTACCGGGAAATCTACAATTGCCGACTATTTCGAAACCCTCGGTTTTGAAAAGCTTCACATGTCTGCTCCTCCAAAAGGCACGACATCAGACCAATACCTGCAAGACATCGTTGAGTTAGTTTCTTCTGCTGCAAACAAAGATATGGTTCTTGACCGTTCTCACTATGGTGAGTTGGTATGGCCACAGGTTTATGGACGTAAAGCTCTTCTCGACGACGAGGCAATTGAAATGATCCGTGAGATCGAGCAATCAGTTGGCGTTCAACGCCTCTGGCTGACAGATGATGATCTGAAGGGTCACTGGCAGCGTTGCGTCGACAATAAGGAGCCTTTGGACAAGGCCCAATTCACTCGCGCACGTGGACTGTTCTCGTCAATGGCACAGCAGTATGGATTTGAGAAAGTAACGTTACAGACGTTCCTGAAACAGTTCCCAGATGCACAGTCTATTGTAGACGCACAGAAAGCAACAGCTTTAGAAACTAAAACTTATCAGGTTACTGGTTCTGGCGATCAGCAAGTAACTACAGAAGTAGATACAACTAAGGTTGTTTCATCTACTGTAGCTAAGTATCCAGGCAAGAGCCCAGAGCAACACAAACTTGAAGTTGCTAACGCAATTAACGGTATTCTTGCAAAGCCTATCCTCAAAAGCAAAGCTGCAGTGTATATTGATCTGGAGAATGAAGTTCGTAACTTCCTCACGACCAAACTAGGCAAGCTTCTTGGTGGACAGCAAGAGACTTCTTTGACTAACGAAGAAGTAAAGTTCTATAAAGAGATGTATAAAAGAGCTATGACTAAAGGAGCAAACTAATGAAGGGTTTTCGTGTACCGCCTCAGCCTAACAAGAAAGAGGCACAACAAGCAGTTCAAACTGAGTTGGCTAATATCCAAATGGCTAGTCGCATCTCGCAGATGATGACACAGCAATTGATGGAAAACGTCAAGAACATGAAGCAAGACCTCGGTGGAGCGCTTCAGCAGTTGATGGAAGTTCAATATAAGTTGAAAGCTATTCAAAAGCATTTCAACCTCAATGAAGCAGAGTTGAATGAGCTCTCTAACGCTCAGCGCCTGGTTGATTTTAACGAAGCAGCAGATAACGCTGACGTTCGTGAAAACCTGGTGGCAGCTGATGCTATCAGTGAAGATTCAACGATCACTATCACTTCTGTTGCAAAAAACGACAAAGGTGAGGATCAAGGCATCTTCCGCTCACGCCTTAAATTGTCCGAGTCTGGCGTTCCTGCTCTGATTCAAGACTTGCAAGGTAAAGGCGTTGGCGATAAAGTAACTGCTAAATTGAATGGTCTTGACCATGAAGTAGAAGTTCTCTCTATTCGTAATCCTTCGCCCTCAGCTTCGCTTGAGGTCGTACAGTAATGTCTAATACACCAGCTCAAAAGATGGATAAGAGATGTCCAAGACGTCTCGAAGACATGCCGGACAGCTGGTGTCCGCTTGCAGTTCTACGTTTAAAAGCTATCCGTAATGCAGGTCGTGAGCTAACTGAAGACGAAGAAGCGTTACTGCCCGGGTGTCCCTGGGCCGTAGACCACCAGTTAGCTCACTATTGCTTCTTCGAATATCTTACTAAGTTTACCACAGAAAACTCGATCTCTGATATCGAGCTGGCAGGACTTCTTAATGTCTCGGTTGATACTGTTAAAAAGATTGAGAAGGGCGCTCTTACCAAGATGCGAGACCATAGCACCTTTTCAGATCTTAAAAAGGGTGGGGAACAAGTTGTTTCAGACTCCGATAGTCCGGACTATAAGATATACAGATGAAATTATTTAAACTTTTTTTGGGAAGCAAACATATAAAGTTATATAAAGATCCACTAATATCTTTAATTGAATTATTAATGAAA